TTCAGAGAGTTGCATGACAATGACGTTAGAGCACGTCTGTATCAAGAGCAGAAAGAGCAGATTGAAGCAGACATGGCACCCTTTGGTTTCATCGATGATGGATTTGAAGAGGAGACGTTTGTTGACAAAGATGGCGATCGATGGCATACTGATGAATACGGAGACCGATCTTACATGTGGGAATTTAGATGATTTTTTTATCCTGTCCACCAGTCTATACCTTACCAGGTACTTGGACAAAATGTAATGCGGTTATTCCGCATGCCAACTATGATCCTAATGTCACACTGATGATCTCTATTGCAGTCATTACTGTGTTGTTTATTTTCTACGGAATCAATAAGGCATTCTTTAATAATAAAGGATTGGAAGATCCTTTTGACGATCACGACGATTAATGAAAGTCCCAACCCTGCAATCATTAATGAGAAAGTATCTACTACTTCCTAAAAAGAAGTTGTGGATTGCTGCTCTGAAAATGAATCGTTGGCCAGTTAAATGGTGGGATGAGCAGGTGGAAGCAAGAAGAAAGAAGGAGGAACTTCGTAAGAAGAGAATTGAATCTCTTTATCCAAAGAAAAAATGACCTTTACTGAAGAAGAGCTTGAGTGCATTAGGGTATGCGTAGCAAACGCACCCATACCCTATGACATCACTCTTAAAAAAATACCTGGTGATATCCTACAGAAGATAGGAAATCCAAAACCTCGTGAGGGTGCTCCCCTAACTATACCAGAGTACGACTTATCTCAATACGGAATCTCATGAAAGTTGACAGGTATTACGATCCATACGAGGATCTCGAAGCACAATGTCTAGAAGAATTAGAGCACATCGCTAAGTCATTAGGTGGTAATATGAAGAGACTGACTAGAGCAAACTCCGTAGGGAGGTCATCAAAAGTTATTGAAATTGAGTATGAAATTAACGAAAGAAGTAATTGACCAGATACAGGAAGCAATGCTTCATACCAAAAAGAATGGTGATGTAAACTGGGAAGATGGTGACGAGATCGATGTTTGTCTTGCAGGGACGTTTGCAGCAGATAGATTTATTGTCATCCACAATAGGACAAAGAGTAGCACATCTAAACATAACTTTATAAAATGAGTATTATTGAAGGCAACCTAGTATCAATGGGAAACATTCTGTTTGTCCTTGTAATCTTTACTGCAGGTGTGACATTTGGATATTGGGCAAGGAAGTCCGAAGATGAATATTGAAGATGAATTTAGTTTAGAAAATCTACTATTTGTAGAGAGACAATGCAGGCGGTGTCTAAGGACGTTTGACTTGATAGATGGTTTTTACATGACAAAGAAAGACCGAGGCAACGTCCCATCTGCCTATGCATATACATGTAAGGAATGCACGATAAGAAGAGTAAATAAATCCCGAAAGAGAAGAGTAAAATGGTCTGACTATCCTGACTGGTAGTATGCTCACGTCATGATCACCCCTTTGAAATACCTAAAACAATAAATATTCATAGCATCTGTTAGACCCGTTTTAGGAGTATACAAACATGGCATCAACGCAACTTTCACCAGGTGTTGTTGTACTGGAAAGAGATCTAACTAACGTTGTTAACGCTACAGTAGATAATGTAGCCGCAATCGTTGGTAGTTTTGAAAAAGGACCAGTAGAGCAAATCGTCTCGGTAACTAGTGAGAAGGAGCTTCTCGCAATTTTTGGTAGACCAACTAACTCAAATTTTGAGTATTGGTTTAGTGCAGCACAATATCTTCTTTATGGTGGCACCATGAAGATTGTCCGTGCAATGAGCAATTCTTTGAAGAATGCTATTGACACAGCACAATTCACCAATACTGTCTTTAGTGCAAACGACACTACACTTACAGTCCAGTCTACTACTGACTTCGATGTAACTGATCTTCTTTTGATCGACGCTGAAATCGTCTCAATCGGATCTGTTTCTGGTAACGACGTTGTTGTTACTCGTGGTCAACTTGCAACTGCAGCTGTATCTCACGCAGCAGGATCACAAGTTACTCTCATCGAGGGTGCAGGATCTGCTTCTACTATTAACGAAGGGTCTACTTTCACTGATGCTGATACCACTCTCTCTGTTGCTTCTGTAGCAACTCTCGGAGCAGGTACTAACTCCTATATTAGAATTGACGACGAGATTCTTCAAGTCTCAGGTGTCGCAGGTAATGATCTTACAGTTACTCGTGGTGCACTTGCTACAACTGCTGCAGCACACACTGACGGATCTGCTGTAACTCTCCTAACTGTCTCAACCAACAAGACTACAATTAACGAGCAAACCTCTACTGGTATTACTGCTCCTCTGATTAAGAATCTTGATGCATACGAGTCAACTATTAAGGATGCTTCTAACAACTGGAAGTGGGCAGGTAAAACTGCTGGTACTCACGGTAACTCTCTAAGAGTTGTGATCACCGACGCAGGTGCGGATCAAATCCTTTACCTTGCACAACCATCTTCTGCTGAGTGGGAATTTGCATCTGGTGCAGAGATCTCTTACTCTCCTGCTAACATCTTCGGTAAGGTTTATTCTTATACTGTAGTCCTTACTCTTGAAGAGAATAGCACTTTGGTTGGTAACTTTGTTGCTGACAACTTCTACAATGGTCTTTCTGGAAACATTTCTGGACGCCTTGTTGCATACGATAAGGAAACTCAGAAACTTGAGATCAGCGTAGACAGCACTGCATCTGACTACTGGGAAGTTGGCGACACTATTACTGAGTTGGCAAACAACGCAGGATCACCTGGATCTGCTACTGGCACATCTGGTAAGATCTTGTCAATCTCTAGAGAATTGAGAGTTTCTCTTAACAAGACTTCTCCTCTCTTCCAAGCAAACCAAACTGTTGTAGACGGAAACGCTGCTACAGTATCTGCTGTTGCAGTTGCTAGTGACTATGAGTCTAGACCTTATGGTCAAGGAGAGAAGTGGATCAACATTGCTCCAAGACCAGGCACATCAGCATGGGCAGATGAGCGTGGTGGATACAGAGACCTGTTGCACGTCCTTGTCCTTGATGGAGACGGAGCACTTACAGGCACACCTGGTGCATTGCTTGAGAAGTTTACTAACTTGTCTAAAGGATCTGACGCTAAGTCACCTCAAGGTGAGTCACTTTACTATGTTGACGTGTTGATGAATAAGTCTCAGTATATCTACTGGGGATCACACGAAACTGCTAACATCTTTGACCGCTCTGGCACTGCCGACGGATCATGGGGTGGTAGCGTAGTCAACAGAGACTTTGACCTCCTTAAGTCAGACAATGCTCTCTTCGGTGGAGACGACACTTCTGGTCTTGACCCTAACAGCATTCCTGTTATCGGCACTAAGAATAACGGATCAGTTAAGTATCACCTCCAAGGTGGAGTTGATGGATACACTGTTGACAGACCTTCACTACTTGCAGGTTACGATCTCTTTAGTGATGCTGAAACTCAAGAAGTTGATTACGTCCTTATGGGACCTTCAATGAGCAACATGAGTGACACAATCGCTAAGGCACAGAAGGTAATCGACATTGCAAGCACTCGTAAGGATTGCATGGCATTTGTTTCTCCATACAGAGCAGACGTCATCGGTATTCCTAACGTAACAGACATTGTTGACAAGACTATCAGTTTCTTTGATCAACTTTCATCTTCCTCATACGCAGTATTTGACAATAACTACAAATACATCTATGACCGTTACAACGATGTTTATCGTTACATTCCATGTAACGCAGACATTGCAGGTCTTACACTTAGCACAACTCTGAATCAGGAACCTTGGTTCTCACCTGCAGGTTTCAATAGAGGACAACTTCGTAACGCAGTTAAACTTGCTTACTCTCCTCTTAAAGATCACAGAGATAGACTTTACGCTGCTAGAGTTAACCCAATCGTTGCATTCCCTGGCGAAGGTATCGTCCTCTTCGGAGACAAGACCGCTCTCGCTTATCAGTCTGCATTCGATAGAATCAACGTAAGACGTCTATTCCTTGTCTTGGAAGGTGCGATTGCACAAGCTGCTAAGACACAACTCTTTGAATTGAATGACGAGTTTACTCGCCAAGGTTTCAAGAATATCGTAGAACCTTTCATGAGATCCGTACAGTCACGACGTGGCGTTACTGACTTCTTGGTTGTCTGCGACAGCACTAACAACCCACCTGAGTCTATTGACAGAGGAGAGTTTTATGCTGAGATCTTCATCAAACCTACTAGATCTATTAACTTCATTACTCTAACCTTTACTGCAACAAGGACTGGAGCTAGCTTCTCTGAAGTTGCAACCTAAGTAAACCGTGCTACGACTTCGTAGTCAATTTCAAATTTTAGGAGATTAAACTCATGGCAAATAATATAGAGGGAGGGCAGATTAACTCTCCTATATTTGATTTTAGAAATAAGATTGGGGATCTTGCCCGCCCCAATCTGTTTCAAGTCGAATTAACTTTCCCACAAGCGGGATTGGAAGGAGCAGGAATCGGAGGATCAGGTGGAGCAGGTGATGCTGCAGAAGCCGCTGCAGGTGAAACTAATACTGATTCTACACTTGCAACGTTGCTTGTCAAAGCAGCAAACATCCCCGCGTCTACCGTCGGTGTAATCGAAGTCCCATATAGGGGACGTACTATTAAAATTGCAGGTGACAGGACATTCGAACCATGGACTGTTACAGTACTCAACGACGCTAACTTCGTGATTAGAAGTCAACTGGAAAATTGGTCTACACAGATCCAAGCACTTCAGCAGAATTTCCAATCATTCGACGCACCTCAACAATATCAAACTAATGCTGTTGTCCGTCAATATGACAGACAGTCTGAGCAAACCAGAGCATACAAGTTTGAGGGTATCTGGCCAAGTAACATCTCAGCAATCGATCTTGCATGGGATAGTAACGACACACCAGAAGAATACACTGTAGAGTTCCAGGTTCAGTACTGGACATATGCGTCAGACGTTAACGCAGCACACCATCAGCAAAAGTAGGTTTTTGGAAGTCGCTAAATAACTACAACCTAGTTACATATTTGAATGGCACAACTATTTGGTTATTCTCTTGATCGCAAGAAGAAGGGCTCCTCGCCAAACGCGAAGGGTCCTTCTTTCGTGCGTAAAGATAGTGAGGACGCTGCCGAACCTATTGTAGCGGGTGGTTATTTCGGACAGTATGTGGATTTTGGTGACAAAGAGTCATCGAAAGGCACGGAGATGGATCTCATTGGTAGATATCGTGAGATGAGTTTGCATCCAGAAGCGGATGCTGCTATCAACGATGTTGTTAATGAGGCAATCGCAGGTGAGTTAGACGATCATCCTATCGATATCGAGCTTTCTAACCTCCAAGTCTCCGATTCTATGAAGAAAAGAATTAGAGAAGAGTTTGAAAACGTCCTCTCTCTTTTAGATTTTGATAGAAGAGCATACGATATTTTCCGTAGATGGTATATCGATGGTAGACTTTTCTACCATAAGATGATTAATCCTGATAATCCTGCAGAGGGTATCACGGAATTAAGATACATCGACCCTCGCAAAATCAAGAAGGTTGTTGAATTTGACAGAGGTAAAGGGGGATCAGGTTTAGCAAACGGACCTGGCGATCCTACTGGCGAATCACTAGTGCCTAAGAGTTTAGAGTATTACATCTATGCTCCTAAGGGACTCCGTGGATTTGAGAATAAAGGTGTAAAGATTGCACCTGACGCAATCTGTTATGTCCACTCTGGTAAGAGGGACATGAATAGAAACATTGTCTTATCTCACCTACATAAGGCAATCAAAGCACTCAATCAACTAAGAATGATTGAGGATTCTCTGGTTATCTATCGTCTATCCAGAGCACCCGAAAGACGAATCTTCTACATTGACGTTGGTAATCTGCCTAAGCAGAAAGCTGAGCAATATCTCCGCGAGGTGATGAGTCGATATAGAAACAAACTGGTATACAATGCGGATACTGGTGAGATTCGTGACGATAAGAAATTCATGTCTATGCTAGAAGATTTCTGGCTACCGAGACGTGAAGGAGGAAGAGGCACAGAGATCTCTACATTGCCAGGTGGTCAAAACCTAGGTGAGTTGGAGGATGTCAAGTATTTCCAAAAGAAATTATACCGTGCACTCAACGTCCCTGAGTCCAGACTGGAATCAGACAACAGCTTTAACATTGGTAGATCTGCAGAGATTACCAGAGACGAAGTTAAATTCCAAAAGTTTATAGTCCGACTCCGCAAACGTTTCAGTGATCTTTTTAATGATCTACTGAAGACCCAATTAGTCCTTAAAGGTGTAATTACACTGGATGATTGGGATGTAATGAAGGAGCATATCCAATACGATTACGTTGCAGATAACTACTTCTCCGAGCTTAAGCAACAAGAAATTCTTAATGAAAGACTTGCTTTGCTGCAGCAAATGGATCCATATGCGGGTAAATATTTCTCATTAGAATATCTAAGACGTCAAATTCTACGTCAAACTGAGGCAGAATTCAACGAAATTGATAAGCAAATGAAGAAAGAAATAGATAGCGGACAGTTGATCGACCCAATGGCAATGCAACAACTGGAATTGGCACAAATGGAGATGTCTTTACAACCTCCTGAGCCTGATCCTGCGGAGCAAGGTATCGATCCCGCAGACTATGAGCAAGGAAATATATAAATACTATTATTGATTCATTAAATTATGCCTACTCAAGCAGCCTTAGATATTGTTAATGCACTTTTTGCAGGACAGAAGGACGTGAGTGATCACGTTGCTACTGGAATGAAAGATGCTGCCGTCGATGCAATCGATGCGAGAAAAGCAGAGGTTGGCAAGACTATTCTTGCACCTGAGCCTCCCGAGGAGGAAGAGGTAGAGCAACCAGAAGCATCAACTGAAACAGAAGAACAACCAGAGGAGACACCCGAAGATGAAACTGATCAGGGAGGAAATTGAATCCGCTAAGGTAACTATTACCGAAGGCAAGGATGGAAAGAAGCGTCACTTTATTGAGGGCGTGTTCCTTCAAGGTGCCATCAAAAACCGTAACGGTAGGATGTATCCTGTCTCAACTCTTTCAAGAGAAGTTGATAAATACAACGAATCATACATTAAGAAAGGACGTGCACTCGGAGAGTTGGGTCATCCTGATGGTCCTACGATTAATCTCGACCGTGTGTCACACCTAATCACATCCCTTACTAATGAGGGAAACAATTTTATTGGAAAAGCGAGAATCCTCGACACTCCTATGGGTAACATTGCCAAGAATCTTCTTGATGAAGGTGTAAAACTCGGCGTTTCCTCTAGAGGACTGGGGACAATCAAGGAAGAAAATGGCATGAAAGTCGTCATGGATGACTTTATGCTTGCAACTGCAGCAGATATTGTTGCCGATCCCTCCGCACCTGATGCCTTTGTAGATGGTATCATGGAAGGTAAGGAATGGGTATATGCAGGTGGAGCAATTCACGAGCAAACCATTGAGACAATTAAGCGTAGAATTGACAACGCTACACGCAATCAAATGGAAGAAAGGAAACTTTCCGCGTTTGCTCAGTATCTTCAAAGTTTCTAATATATAAATAACTATAGCAATTACCGCCCTTTGTACACTTAGGAGACCCCGATGTCTAAAATTGAAGAAAAAACTCTGGATGAAAACGCCGTAACCAAGAACGCAAAACCTGGTGACCCCATGCCTAAAACGGAAGGTGGCACTCCTGAGCTTGGTGGCATCCAAGACCTTGGTGGTCCTACACCAATGAATTCCAAACCTGATGATGATAGTAACAAGTTTAATATCAAAGTCAATAAAGGTGCGACTCCTCCTCAGACTAAACCGTCTGATGCTAGTGGTCAGAAAGCGGAATTTGCAGCAAAGGGTGACGTCAAGGCGGGGCACGAACCTGAAGGTGAAGTAATTGCAGAGGACGAAGTGCAGAATGAAGTGATCGAAGTCGATCTTTCAGCTGACGTACAAGCACTTACCGAGGGCGAAAACCTAAGCGAAGAATTCAAAGAGAAAGCAAAGACTATCTTTGAAGCTGCGGTAGTATCCAGACTCAATGAAGAGTTGGATCGTATGCACGAGGAATACGCTAAAGTCCTTGAAGAAGAAATTGAAACTGTCAAGAAAGACCTTGCAGAAAAGGTTGATGACTATCTCTCTTATTCAGTTAAAAACTGGATGGATACCAATTCCCTTGCTATTGAGCACGGTATCAAGAATGAGATGGCAGAAAATGTCTTAGACGGAATCAAAAAAGTTTTCGTTGAGAATCACATTGAGATTCCTGACGAGAAGCTTGATCTTGTTGATGAGATGACCTCACAACTCGATCAAATGGAAGATAAACTCAACCAGTCAATCGAAGAGAATGTTTCTCTGACCAAGGAGATTGGCGGCTATATTAAGAATGGGATTGTGAATGAAGCGTCTGAGGGTCTGACCCTTTCGCAACGCGAAAAACTGTCTGCTCTCGCAGAGGCTGTTGAGTTTGATGATGTTGAGTCATACAAGGAAAAGATCCATACCCTAAGAGAGTCTTATTTCTCTACTAAGTCTGCTGAAGCTGCATCTGCACCTTCCGAGGACAACGAAGTAGCGAATCCTGAGCCAATCAATGAAGGAATGGATGCCTATGTTAAGGCTCTATCCCGTTGGTCAAAGTAATTAACCCACTATCCCTAGGTAAAACAGAAAATGTTTAATTCCGAGCACTTGCAGGAGAAGTGGAACCCCATTCTAAATCATAACGATATCCCTGATATCGGTGATAACTACAGAAAGGCGGTTACCGCAGTTCTTCTCGAGAACCAAGAAAGATTTATCAAGGAAGAAGCTGGCGTATTGACTGAAGCCGCTCCTACCATGTCTGCAGGCACTGCAGGTTTCAGTGGTAGTAGCACCGCTACAGGTCCTGTCGCAGGTTTCGACCCAGTACTTATCTCCCTAATCAGGAGATCCATGCCTAAGCTGATTGCTTACGACATCGCAGGTGTACAACCAATGACTGGTCCTACTGGACTGATCTTTGCGATGAGATCACGCTACGGCACTAACCGCACAGGCGGTACAGAAGCATTCTTCAACGAAGCAGATTCAGAGTTTTCAGCAGAAAACGCAGCGTCTGATCTTGGAAGGACTGCTCAATCAGGAAGCAACCCAGGTCTTCTTAACGACTCTGGCACATACACCTTCTCAGGTGGTATGCCAACTGCTGAGTCTGAAGCATTGGGTGATGCGGCTGGTAACCAATTCGCTGAGATGAACTTCAGCATTGAGAAAGTTACTGTGACTGCGAAGTCCAGAGCACTCAAGGCAGAGTATTCTCTTGAATTGGCTCAAGACCTTAAGGCAGTTCACGGACTTGATGCTGAGTCTGAGTTGGCAAACATTCTGTCAACTGAAGTTTTGGCTGAAATCAACCGTGAAGTTGTGAGATCTGTATACAAAGTCGCAAGACCTGGTGCACAGAATAACACAGCAACTGCAGGTGTTTTCGACCTCGACGTTGACTCCAACGGTAGATGGTCTGTTGAGAAATTCAAAGGTCTTCTATTCCAGATCGAAAGAGACATGAATGCTATCGGGCATGAAACTCGTCGTGGGAAGGGCAACATCCTCATCTGCTCTGCTGATGTGGCATCTGCACTTTCAATGGCTGGTGTGCTTGATTACACTCCTGCACTTTCTGGTAACAGCAACCTTCTCCCAGATGATAACAGCAGCACTCTTGCTGGTACTCTTAACGGTAGAATCAAGGTTTATGTTGATCCATATTCTGCAAACGTAAGTGACAGACACTTCTACGTCGCAGGATACAAAGGTAGCTCTGCATATGATGCAGGACTCTTCTACTGCCCATATGTGCCCCTACAAATGGTCAGAGCTGTGGGTCAAGACACCTTCCAGCCAAAAATCGGGTTTAAGACTCGTTATGGCATGGTTGCAAACCCATTCGCTGAAGGCACAGACCAAGGTAATGGCGATCTTGATCCTAACAAGAACCGCTACTACAGACGTGTCCTTGTTGACAATCTTATGTAAAATACTGTCACGATACAGAAACAAAGGGTGGCGAAAGCCGCCCTTTTTCATTAGGATAATCCTAAATATTGAAAACTCACAAAGAGTATGGTAGCATTCGACTTCGTTTACACAGTTATGGTTGGTTTGATCATCTGTTTATTCGCACTGTATCTTTTGAGAATATCAGCATGAGGAATGAAGTAATGTCCAGAGGAATTATCACTAAAGTTGATATGCTGTCTCGTGTTTACAAATATAAGAAAGGATTATTTGACGGATCGTATCATTGCGAGTATACTGAAGAGCAGAAGGATGCTGCTCACAAAGCATTCAACGATGTCTTAGACATGCTCCAAGAATACATTGCATAGTATGCCAAGAAAAGATTTAGACAACATCGATGACCTCCTAGAGGATATCGAAAAAATGAAAAACAAAATTCATCCCAGAATCACGGACGTCACTGACTCTCCTAAAGACTGGGAAGACTTTTGGTACAATTCAAAGGACGTCAATGATCAACAAACTGATTAAAGAATTTCCTAATACAGAAATATTAGACTTCTCCACAATGACTGAAGAAAAAATTAGACAGGTTGCATACACAAAGGGAGAAGTTGACGCGATGATTGCTGCTGCCGTGGAAGAGGCACGCAGAATTGATGAAGAATCAATGAAAAAGCATAATCGTGATGCAACCGTTATTAGTATGATTTTAGGTTTTACTTGCTTAGCTCTATTCCTCGACGGCACTCTGAGGTTGTTGGGTATCATACCTCCATTCATGGGGATTGATATCGATATCTTAGATAAGGTGGTGGATGCGGTCAAGCATGATCTCGCACCAATCACCAGATATGGATTACGACAATAGTATTATTTTAATAAAAATTATACAAGGGTTTTCAGTAGGACTATTCGCACACTTCGTGCTTAAAGTTGTATTTGACCTATTCGATATAAATAATGATGACGACGACGATGATCCCGAAGGCGGTATCATGGTTCCTGCATACGCACCAATGTAATGACGACTTGGAATAAACAGATCGAGAATAGAAACTTTCTATCACCAATAGGATTCAAGATGGTGATGCCTAAGTTTCCTAAGGTAGTGTACTTTTCTCAGTCTGCTGCTATTCCTGCCATCACAATCACACAACCAATGCAATCCACAAGGTATGGACGTCAGTTACCTTTGGAAGGCACATTCCAGTATGAAGACTTTGAAATGTCTTTCATTATAGATGAGGATATGGAAAACTATCTTCTCCTACACAACTGGTTGCGTGCTCTCGGTGTCCCTGAGAAAGGTGCAGAAAGGACAGAGTTTATTAAATTCATGAAAGATAGATTCCAGTATGATGGAAAAGACTGGGATCTTATTTCTGCAGATGCGTCTATGACGGTCTTGAATTCAAACTTCAACGCTAATTTTAACGTAGTATTTAAAGGTTTATTCCCTGTATCATTGCAAGGATTGGATTTTAATGCTACAATAGATGGCACACAGTACGCAACAGCGACCGCCACCTTTAAATACCTCTTGTATGAGATTCAGAGTGGTGAAACTAACGTACGCTCTGCTAGTTACGAATAGTGAATCTTAATAAAATTGAAGAGATGTGGGAGAAGGACTCTGAGCTCCATAGGGAGTTGCCTGAGCTTCTTGCTAACGACTCTTTGGAGACTGCTAAGTTGCACTCCAAGTATTTACGATGGTTAAATCAATTTCGTCTCATGTTATCCGAGGCAGAAAGAGATATAAAAGTAATGCGGTTGGAGAAGTGGCAATATTATTCTGGTAAAAAAACCGACGAGGATGGCAAAGCATTTCCTTACAAGGTTATGAAAGGAGATCTGTCTGTATACATGGACGGTGATGATGAGTTATGCAGACTTACAGCAAAGATACACTACCTTGAAACGTGTATAAATTGTTGTGAGAGGATTCTTAAACAGATTGACTCTAGAGGTTTCTCGATAAAGAATGCATTTGACATCATCAAATACTATGACATACGTTAAGAAAAAGAATGAAGTATATTTAAAGGTTGAGACTGAGCAGCATATACACAAGGAGTTATCAGAGTATTTTTGCTTTGATGTCCCCAATGCAAAGTTTATGCCTCACTACAAGAAGCGTGTATGGGATGGTAAGATAAGATTATATTCACCTGGCACTGGTGAAATCTATGTAGGACTATATGATTACCTACAACAATTTTTTATTAACAAGGGTTATCAGTATACGATCAAACTAGATGATCATTACGGTATCCCAGAAGAAACCGAGGATTATGTCACACCTGAAAGCACAAAGACTTTTGTTGGGTCTCTGGGTCTCCCTTTCAAAGCAAGGGACTACCAACTACGAGGCATATATTCAGCACTTAAGTCGCGTCGGAAGTTACTATTATCCCCCACAGGATCAGGAAAATCCCTGATCATATATGCACTAGTCCGTTGGTATCTGCAGAAAGGACTAGAGGTATTGATTATTGTGCCTACCACATCACTGGTAGAGCAGTTGTATAAAGATTTTGAGACTTATGGTTGGAAAGCAAGTGCTTACTGCCATAAGATTAGAGCAGGGAAAGAGAAATATGTTGACAGTCCTGTAGTTATATCTACATGGCAGAGTATATACAAGGAAGGTAAAAAATTCTTTGATAGGTTTGATGCTGTTATAGGAGACGAAGCACATCTATACAAAGCAAAATCATTGTCAGGTATCCTCACTAAGATGGTTGATACAAAATACCGTGTTGGTCTGACAGGGACACTAGATGGATTACAAACACACCAACTAGTATTGGAAGGTCTCTTTGGTAGCGTGGATCAAGTCACAAAGACTAAGGATCTACAGAAGAAAGGACACCTTACACCACTCAAAGTAAATGTTATATTACTTAAACATGGATGGGTGCCGTTTGATTACTATCAACAGGAGATAGAATACCTATGCATGCACGAGAGACGTAATAAATTTATCGCTAAACTGGCATTAGATACGGTTGGCAACACCTTAATTCTATTCAATTACGTTGAAAAGCATGGTGAGCCTCTTCATAATCTGATAAATAGTTACAATACTACACGTCGAATCTTCTTTATACACGGAGGTATCGATACTGAAGACCGTGAAGAGGCAAGACGGATAACCGAAAATGAAAAGGATGCTATAATAGTAGCAAGCTATGGCACCTTCTCTACTGGTATTAATATCCGCAACTTGCATAATGTGATATTTGCCAGTCCCTCTAAATCTAGAGTCCGAAACCTACAGTCAATCGGTAGAGTTTTGAGGAAAGGAAAAAACAAATCACAAGCAACTCTTTACGACATTGCCGACGATTGCACTAAGGGGTCATATCATAACTACACCTTCAGACATCTTATAGAAAGGATGAAAATATACGAGTCTGAAGAGTTTGACTATGAAATCACCAAAGTAAGATTCAAAAATGATTAACTACATCCAACACGATCAAGAATTCTACGGTGTCATTAAGTTGACGTCTGGGGAAGAGTTGCTCGGTCCTATGATCGCAACTGATGATCATGGAGATACACTAATTTTTGTATCCAATCCTGCTAAACCACATGCAACACCTGTTAGTGATGGTAAAGCACAAGGTCTCGCTGTAGGATTTACTAAATGGATGATGTTTAGTGAAGAAGATTTTTATTTGATTCGTGAGCCTGATGTGATATGTGTTGCTCCTATGAGTGATGACTCTATTGCCATGTATCGCATGTGGTTACGAAGAGAATATGGAGGTCCTGAAGAAGGTTATAAGGCACCAGTCAATGAATCCATGGGACTCATTGGTAGGGTAGATGACTTCCGTAAGAAATTAGAGAAGCAATGGCGTAACACAGGTTGACGTTAAGTATGTACTAGTGTATACTTAAGATATTCGGAAGCAATACATGCCACGGAAAGCGAAAAAACAACACTATGTAGATAATAAGAAGTTTCTAGACGAGCTCGTGGTATACCGCAAGGACGTCAAGCATGCTGCTGAATTTGATCTACCCAAACCAAGAATCCCAAACTACATTGGAGAGTGCTTCTTAAAGATTGCCACTCATCTATCATATCGTCCTAACTTTATTAATTACATGTATAAGGATGACATGATCTGTGATGGGATTGAGAATTGTGTACAGTATATTGATAACTTTGATCCTGCAAAGTCTACGAATCCATTTGCATATTTTACGCAGATAGTGTATTATGCATTTCTACGTCGTATCGCAAAAGAGAAACGTCAGATGGATATCAAAGATAAATTGATTGAGAAGAGCGGATACGATGAGGTATTCTCTACTGATAATAAAGATGATCATGCTCAAATGAATTCAATCAAAGCGAGAATCGAAACTACTATGCGAGGTTAATTATGAAAGTATTGGTCATAACTGATCAACACTTTGGTGTTCGCAATGACAGTTTAGTTTTCCTAGAAAAATATAGATTATTTTATACTCAGGTTGTCCTCCCTCTAATTGATAAGGAGGGCATCACTGAGATTCTTTGTCTCGGTGACACATTCGATAAGCGAAAGACTATTAACTACAATAGTCTGGACGCAGCAAAGGAGATGTGGTTTAATCCACTCCGTGATCGTGGTGTCACTATGCATATGCTTATTGGTAATCATGATATTTATTTTAAGAATACTCTCAAGGTCAATGCACCTAGTCTTCTCCTAAAAGACTATGACAACATTAATATTATTGACGTACCTGGTGACTACAATATCGGCGGTGTGCCTGTATGTTGTATTCCTTGGGTCTGTGATGAAAACAGAGATGCTACCGCAAGAGCGATCGAGACTAGTGAGGCTGCTCTCTGTGTGGGTCATCTCGAGCTTACTGGTTTTGAAGCTATACCTGGCGTTATTATGTCACATGGGGATGATGCCGACCAATACTCCAAGTTTGATAAAGTTTTATCAGGACACTTCCATTTAAAGAGTAAGAAGAAGAATGTCCAGTATCTCGGTAACCCGAATCAAATTTACTGGAATGATTACGGTCAGAAAAAAGGGTTTCATCTCATAAATACAGATACTCTGGCACTGAAATTTTATAAGAATCCATATGAGATCTTCCACAAGATCTACTACAATGAAGATACTCTGGAAGAAATCAAAGGACTTGATTTTACTAACACCTACGTTAAACTTATCGTAGACCAGAGGACTGACCAAGCTAAATTTGACCAGACCATTCGTTACATCCAATGTGCGGGTGTAGCAGACTTGAAAATTATTGAAGACAATACTTACATCCTTGAAGATGTAACTGATGTAGAAGTAGAAGATACGCTAACCATATTGGAAACGTGTGTCCAAGAGCTTCCACATAAAGAAGAGATCTTTGCTATCTTAAAGAATCTATATGTTGAATCGGTAGAAGTATGATGTATGTCCTAGTCGAAAAGAAAACTGGCGGTGTATACGCTGTTAAGGATGATAAGTCCCATGAGCGTATCGTGCAGATTTTTCAGCTAGAGGACGATGCTGATAGGTATCATGAGATGCTTATGTCTGTCGATTTTCCCAGAGATCTAGAAGTAGCAGAGGTTGCTCGTAAAGATGTGATTGCTAACTGTAGACAGCATGGGTATCGGTATAGTATAATTACCGAGAATGATTTTGTTGTGCCTCCCCCTTCCGTTATAGAATGATTATTTTTGAAAAAGTGAAGTGGAAAAATTTCCTATCTACTGGAAATGGATTCACTGAATTAGATCTGGAAGAATTCAGATCAACAGTCGTATATGGTGCGAATGGAGCAGGCAAATCTACAATGCTTGATGCTCTGTGCTTCGTATTGTTTAATAAACCATTCAGAAAGATTACTAAGTCTCAGTTGGTGAATACAATCAACGAGCGTGAGTGTGTGGTTGAGTGTGAGTTTAGAGTTGGTCAAGCGAAATACAAAGTAATTAGGGGAATCAAACCAAATGTCTTTGAAATTTATCGTAACGGCACTCTTATTGACCAGACTGCAGCAAACAATGACTACCAAAAGTATCTTGAGCAAAAGATACTCAAGTTTAATTTTAAATCTTTCACACAGGTTGTTATTCTTGGGAGTAGCACTTTTGTTCCATTCATGCAACTTAGTGCTCCACATCGAAGAGATGTTATTGAAGACCTCCTCGACATCAAAGTATTCTCACGCATGAATTTGTTGCTCAAGGATCGCTTGAGAGACATTAGAAATGAAGTAAAAGAGTGTGAGCATACAGTTTCACTCCATCAAAAGACATATGACATGCAGAGTGCTACAGTGCATCGCATGGAAAGCATGATGAAGTCCCATAAAGAGGATCTTGCATCACAACTTATGGCATTGAAGGAGGAAAACTTTACTGTAGAAAAAAATATTGCAGACACAGAGACATCATTGCGTGATCTGACTGACAAACTTGCCTCCTCTGCCTCATCACAGGCACAATATGGCAAGATGAGAGAGTATATTACGTCCGTAAAGACAAAAGTTACTAGGAATTTGTCTGATCTAGACTTTTTCCTTAAGAATGATAGTTGTCCTACCTGCACACAGACCATTAGTGAGACTATTAAACAGGAAAAGGTAGAGGCATTTACTGTAAAAGACGAAGACTACCAGAAAAAACTGGAAGAAATGGAAACAGTCTTGTCAAAACTTGACAAAAAGGTCAAGGAAGACACTAAGATGGCAGAATCTTACCAAAGACTCAAAGGAGACCTCAAAGCATACAACAAAGAGAAGAAAACTATTGCATCTAGACTCAATGCAATCAAAGGAAAGAAGACAAATACAGTAGAATTTGAGTGTGAGCAGGATAAATTAGCACAATACAAGGAAGAATTGGATAAAACGGTGGCAGATTGTGCTGATGTCAATGCACAGGAGTCACATCACAAAGTGGTCAGCACCTTGTTGCGTGATAATGGTATCAAGAGTAAGATTATTAAGAAGTTTATCCCTATTATTAACCAACATATCAATAAATACCTGCAGGATATGGATTTCTATGTCAATTTTACTCTTGACGAGGAATTCAATGAGGTAATTAAGAGTAGACATAGAGACATCTTTTCATATGCATCATTCTCTGAAGGAGAAAAGCAGAAGATTGACCTAGCACTCCTGTTTACATGGAGAGACATTGCTAGGATGAAGAATTCTACAGCAACTAATCTGTTGCTACTGGATGAAGTCTTTGATTCTAGTCTTGATGCTAACGCTACTACTGATCTACTCAAAATCTTGCGAAGAATGAGCGATAACACAAATATATACGTTATCTCTCACAAAATGATTGATATCTTAGTTGACGCATTTGAGTCTAGTATTGAATTTGTCAAGGAGAGTGACTTCTCATCCCTTAAGTATAGGGATAACCCTTAGTGGACAGTTGACAAAGTGGTCGCATAACCCTTCCAAGTGGAGGGTTTTTTATTATACTGTGTATATACAAGACAACGACACATGGACACAAACGACATCAAAGGCACACTCGCTAAACTCCTCGCTACTGAGAATCTAACTGTTGAGCATTGTAAGTGCGAGACAGCATCCTTCGATGTGAAGAATCGTGTCCTCTCTCTGCCCCTCTGGATCGCCTCTGAGAGCGTTTACGACATGCTTGTGGGTCATGAAGTAGGTCATGCTCTATATACACCTGCAGATGAGTGGGAAAATACCTATGATATCCCTAAGTCTTATGTCAATATCCTTGAGGATGTGCGTATCGAGAAGTTGATGAAGGATAAGTTTCCAGGTCTTCGCAAAGATTTCTTTGCAGGATACCGTGAGTTGAATGACAAAGACTTCTTCGGTGTCAATACAATGGATCTTCCTCAACTAAAACTAATCGACCGTATCAATCTACATTACAAGGTCGGTGTTGTTGATCACACTAAACCTATTCCTTTTGTTGAAGGTGAGCAAGAGTGGGTTGCTAAGGCAGACACATGTAAGTCTTTTGAAGATGTATGTGCACTTGCTAAAGAGATCTATGAGTGGTCTCAAGATCAAGAGAAGGAGATGGAAAAGGTTGACAACATGCCTTCTTCTAGTGATGAGCAAGGTGACAGTCAAGAGATGGATGTTATCCAAGAAAAGCAGGATAAACCACAAGAATCTGATGAGTCAGGTCAAGGTGATGATCCTTCTCCTCAAAATCAGTCTGAGAGAGGTGACCAAGGTGAAGAGTCAGAGTGGGATGAAGGTGACACTTCTACAAAGGAAGGTGGTTATGACTACAGCGACGGTGTAACTGATAAGAATTTTGCAGAGAATCTACAAGATCTTGCAGAGACTCATGAGTATGCACACCCAACATATGCTGATGTCCCTGAGGTAAACCTTAAGCACATCGTTGTGCCACATGACAAGTGGACAAATGATTGTGATAGATTCTGGGCAAATGATTGCTATACAGATCCTAATCACGATTGCTATGCTCCTATTGACTTCACTAAAATTGACGAAGATTACAGAGAGTTTCGTAAGTCAATCAACAAAGAAGTCAACTACATGGTTAAAGAGTTTGAGTGTAAGAAATCTGCAGCAGCATATGCTCGTGCTTCAGTTTCCAAGACTGGTGTCCTAGATACTACAAAACTTTTCCAATACAAATACAACGACGATATCTTCAGAAAGATTACAACCACACCTGACGGTAAGAATCACGGTCTAATCTTTACTCTTGACTGGTCTGGATCTATGCATCAACAGATTCATCAGACTGTGAAGCAACTTCTTTCTCTCGCATTCTTCTGCCGTAAAGCAAAGATTCCATTCGTAGCATATGCATTCAGTGATCAATACTGGGAGTATCGTGACGACAGTGATCCTAACGGATATAGTAGAGGTCATGACCATGAAGACTTCAATGCATACGCTAAAGCACCAGTTGAAGGTCAGTTTGCTATCTATCAGTCAATGCGTTTGATTGAATTCTTGACTAGTGACGTCAACAACCAGAAGTTTGAGAGACTTGCTCACTACCTATTCCGTCTAAGCGGTCACTTCCAGAATCGTTACAACTACTACGGTTACAACTATCCTATTCCTAACCAACTAAATCTTGGTGGCACACCTCTTAATGATTGCTTGCTTTCACTCAAGACTCTTATCCCAACATTCAAGAAACAACATGGTGTTGAGAAACTACACGTTGTTACTTTGACTGACGGTGAGTCAAACTCTATCGGTATTATTCAGAAACCTAGGCACGAGTCAAATTCTCTTTGGAGAGGAAGTCTTCACGGACGAGTAGTTGTCAGAGACAGAAAGATCGGTTATCATGGTAAGGTAACCAACGATACTCACTCAGGATTGACTAAAGGACTCCTTGAATATCTCAAGTATGCATTCCCATCTACCAACTTCATTGGTTTCCGTGTAATCAACGGATCAGATGCAGGTCATTTCATCCGTTGGGGTTGTGGTTATGACTACCATGAAACAGAAACAATTATCAAATCATGGAAAAAGCAAAAGTCTCTTTGCATGCCTAACACAAACGGTTACCAAGAGTTGTATCTTATCAGTCAAAAATCTCTAGAGACTAGCACTGAGTTTGAAGTCCAAGAAGATGCAACAAATGCACAGATCAGGACTGCATTCAAGAAGTCCCTCGGTGCTAAAGCAAACAACAAGAAGATTCTATCTTCCTTTATCACACAGATTGCATGAATATCTTCGCAGTTAATAACGATCCCTATCTGGCAGCATACCAACTGCCAGATAAGCACGTTGTTAAGATGCCATTAGAAACATGCCAAATGTTATCCATTGTTTACTCTGACTGGTATCACAATATCGGTCAGGTTTTCAAGTCTAATGGCGATCCATACAAAACAGAGAAGGGTGCCTTTCGTAATCACCCTTGCACCAAGTGGGTTGCAGAATCTCCACATAATATTGCTTGGTTGCTAGAGCATGGTATTGCACTTTGTGAGGAATACACATATAGATATAATAAAGAGCATGGTTGCGAAAAGTCTATACGATTCGCAGCACATATTGCACCCGAAGGTTGTAGTGCTAGGCACACACCTTTTGTCTTTGCAGGTCCTGACGAGTTTAAATACGATACCACTATCTCTACAGTAACAGCATACAAACGCTATGTTGCTAGTAAACCATGGGCACCCGATAATTACCTTCGCAAACCAGACCGTAGACCAGATTGGATACTGTCCACTCGGAGTGGCATTGCCGACTTTTTACTTGTATAATATCTGTATAGACACAAATACAAAACATGCCATTCGCTCCTGTCCCTGTGACCACTGAAGACCTCAAGACTTATCTTTCTGGTAAGCACGGTAACGAAGTTACCTTCCAACAACTTGTTGCTGCAGCAGATCACTTTGACTGCTCCGTTGCGACTGTCAAAAAACGCTTGAAGCAATACAAGAAAGGTATTGGCAAGTGGGATCTTACTCTTACTGAGAAGAAGGAAACTCTTGAGAAGTCATACAAAGCAACACCAGTCCAAGATCGCTTGATTCCAACTAAAGATAACAACTTTGTCCCCTTCGGTAACTTCTCTGATCTCAAAAAGATCATCAAGTCCAAAGTATTCTATCCTGCATTCATCACAGGTTTGTCAGGAAACGGTAAGACTATGGGTGTAGAGCAAGCATGTGCTGCTCTAAATAGAGAGTTGATTCGTGTAAACATTACCATTGAAACAGACGAAGATGATCTTATTGGTGGGTTTCGTCTTGTGGATGGCAATACAGTTTGGCACAACGGTCCTGTCATCGAAGCTTTGGAGAGGGGAGCTGTCCTCCTTCTAGACGAGATTGACCTTGCGTCCAACAAAATCCTCTGTCTTCAGTCTATTCTTGAAGGTAGTGGAGTCTTCCTCAAGAAGATCGGTAGGTATGTGAAACCTGCAAAAGGATTCACAGTGATTGCTACTGCAAACACGAAGGGTAAAGGTAGCGACGATGGTCGTTTTATCGGCACTAACGTGCTCAACGAAGCATTCCTTGAGAGATTCCCTCTCACATTTGAGCAAGAGTATCCTACTCCTGCTATCGAAACAAAAATGCTTAACAACTACTGCAAAGAGTTGGATGCATGCGACGACAAATATATTGCTAACCTTGTGACATGGGCAGACATGATCCGTAGGACATTCAGAGAAGGTGGTGTTGATGAAGTCATCTCTACTCGTCGTCTTGTGCACATCATTCGTGCATATGCGATCTTCTCTGATCGTGCAAAGGCAATCAAGGTTTGCCTCAACCGTTTCGATGACGAAACAAAGCAGTCATTCCTCGATCTTTATGATAAGATTGATGGTGAGGTAGACATGTCTCAAGTAGAAACTCTGTTTAATTCGTAATGGCATACAAATACAATGAGGATGGGATCTTGAAGGAGGTCTCATCCTATATTAGTGGCACATATCAGCAACACTACTCCTCAGACAACGGTGAAGGTGTGCAAACACTGGATCTGATTGAGGCAGTCGGTGATGCTGAAGCATTCTGCCGATCCAACGCAATCAAATACTTGTCTCGTTATGACAAGAAAGGCACCGCAAGGGTTGACATTATGAAGGCAATGCATTATTGTATACTTCTAATGTGTTTTAACGATCGCAATCGCGTTCGCCTCGACAATCAAATTGAATCAACACTCCATGAATGAAGCATCTGAAATTCGTCTCTCTAAAAAGACCATTGGTCTGCTAAAAAACTTTAGTGAGATTAATAAATCTATTGTTATTAAAGCTTCGGAGAAGACACTAGCAACAATGGCAGTCAACAAGAATATCCTTGCCTTCTCATCGATGGCAGAGGATCTTCCTGAGGATCTTCCTATCTATGACCTGCCTTTGTTTGTCAAGACTTGCTCCATGTTTGAGCAACCGCATCTAGTATTCCTAGGAAAGAATAAAGTTTATATTGCGGACAAAGCAACCAAGGGTAAGGCAACTTATGTCAAGTCTGACCCTGATATTATCGTCCAACCTCCTAAGACCTACGATCCTAATCTTCCTGAGAAGGTCGTAAACTTTGAGTTGACAATGAGGAATCTTAAACTCCTCAAGGAAGCAGCATACAATTTTGGTGTGACTGATTTCTGTGTCAATTCATTCCAAGGTAATCTTTCTATCTCTGTTAGAGACAAGAAGACTGACAACAGTCATGTATTCTCTGTCCCAGTTGATAAAGTTATCTGGGAATCAGATTTCTGGGGTGCTAAACCTCAGCATGAGCGTAACTTCTGTTACTGCTTGAAGATTGAGAATCTTAAGATTCTTGATGGCACATATCATGTGTGTATCTCTGACAAGAATGTGATTAATTTCAACTCTTTGTCTGAGTCATCTCTCAATTACTTTATCGCACTGGAGCCTGATCAAGACTAATGAGTAAACTGTTTCTTTGGGTTGAAAAGTATCGTCCAAAGACAGTTTCTGATTGTATCCTAACAGATGTCAATCGTGCGGTCTTCCAAGGATACGTTGACAATGGGGAGATCCCTAATCTTCTGTTGCCTGGCACCGCAGGTATTGGTAAGACTACTCTTGCCAAGGCACTGTGTGAAGAAATGGGTGCGGATTACTATCTAATCAATGGATCTGATGAAGGTCGTTATTTAGATACTGTCCGCACAAAATGTAAGTCCTTTGCATCTTCCTCCTCGCTTGTCGGTGGCAAGCATAAGGTGGTTATTATTGATGAGGCAGACAATTCTACACCCGATGTGCAGTTACTACTCCGTGCTGTCATCGAGGAATTTCAGAATAACTGTCGTTTTATCTTCACCTGTAACTATATCAACAAGATCATCGATCCTATCAAGTCTCGGTGCTCTGTTGTTGATATGTCTACTAAAGGTAAGGATCGTGCTGTGCTTGCTACAGCATTCCATAAAAGAGTTATGGATATCCTTACTAAAGAAGGTATTGACTACGATGCAAAAGTTGTAGCAGAGGTTGTTGGTAAGTATTTCCCAGACTTCCGTCGCACTCTTAATGAGTTGCAGGCATACTCTTCTACAGGAAAAATTGATGTTGGTATTCTAGGTAGATCTGGCAACCAAAACATCGATAAACTTGTTGGTTACCTTAAAAACAAGGAGTTTACCAACATGCGTAAGTGGATTGTCACGAATATGGATAACGATTACAAGTTACTGTTTCGTGCTATATATGATAAGTTATATGATTATCTTCAGCCACAGTCTATCCCTGAGGCGGTGCTTATTATTGGTGAATATCAGTATAAAGCAGCGTTTGTTGCGGACTTGGAGATCAACTCTGTTGCTTTCTTGACTGAGATCATGATGAGGTGTGAATTCAAATGAATAGCAGGTGGAAATCTTCTAAACGTGTCTTCATTATTCTCGCATTAACTGGGTTTGCAAGGTTGTGTATCATTGCAGTCCCAATTATAAGTGTATGGATGGGGGTATCTCAACAAGAAGAGGTGCAAAATGCCAAATAAAAACTATACTGAGAAACTATGGTTTCCTGTAAGGGTATGGGAGTTTACCAGTAGTAGTCACTTGTTGAGAAACTCACTCTTTTCAGCAGAAAAAGAGGAGTATAGAGCATATAATCTAGATGGTGGTGTTGGCACGTCCTATCCTCACCTTGAGCAACGTCCTATGTGGACTGAGTTGAAGATGTGGATTGAGCAATGTGCTAATGAAATCCTCAAGGATAACAAATTCCTTGCTGAAAGGATGGAAATCACCTCTATGTGGGCGAATAGAGCGAATAAACAGACTGGACATCATCACACTCCACACAGACATCCCATGTCATATTGGAGTTGTGTATACTATCTAACTGGTGGCACTCCCACCACGTTTATTGACCCTCTAGCACAGCGAGAGTGGGCACAATTACATTTAGATGGAGGTCCTTACTCGGAGACAAGATATAATTACCGTCCAGATCCTGGTACTTTGTTGATTTTCCCCAGTTATCTGATGCATGGGTCACAACCTAATGATAGAATGGCAGATAGGTTTACTGTCTCAGCAAATCTCTTTCCATTTGGTAATCAAAATTTAGGTGCATGGGATGTCCCCATGATGAATCTTGAGAGAAAGACTGTAAGATGAAAATAAATCAACTGTTTCCTGTTATTGTCCCAGAGTTTTCTTATGAAGGAGATCTTCAAGAAATTAAAGACGCTCTTAGATCCGAGAAACGAGAACAGTTTAATTTCCCAGAGGGAGTTGAAACGACGTGTGGAAACCTTCACAAAAATGAGAGATTCCGTCCGCTCGTAGATTGGTTTAAGGAGTGCCTTGAAGAATATAGACTTGCAAATGCCCTGCAATGTGAGAGACTAGAAATCTCTCTCATGTGGGGTAACATTGCACCTGCAGAATCAGGGGTTGGTCACCCACGACACAGACATAATATGTCTCTAGTGTCAGCAGTTTTCTATCTCACTAAAGGAGTAGCAACTGTCTTCCATGATCCTGTATATCCTCGTGTTATGGACTGTATGGAGGTCATATCTGACAACCTCAAAGTCCGTGGAGGTCCTATTGAAAAGATCTCGGCAGATGCAGGTAAACTAATTCTGTTTCCTTCATGGTTAGTCCATGAATCTGATCGCCATTTTTTTGATTATGACAGGATGACCATTAGTTTTAATGCTTTTCCTGCAGGTAAAATAAATCCTGGTCCTTTTGATTATCCGATGGCAAACATCAAAATATTATGAAGTATATTAAGACACCGCTCCGTTATCCTGGTGGTAAATCCAGAGCAGCAGAGCGATTACTGAAGTTGGCACCTAAGTGTAAGGAGTTTAGAGAGCCATTCTTGGGTGGTGGTAGCGTTGCACTACGCTTCACTCAAGACAATCCTACTGCAGATGTATGGGTCAATGACCTGTATGGATACTTGTATAACTTTTGGAAGGTATTACAGTCAGATTACAAAGAATTATCAGATAAACTGATAGATTATAAGCAACAACATCATGATGAATTATTGGCAAAAGATTTATTTCTTCAGTGCAAAGAAGATATCTCGGAAGCAGACTCTTTTGAGCAAGCTTGTCTTTTTTGGATTCTTAATAAGTGTTCTTATTCTGGGTTGACAGAGAATTCATCCTTCTCTAAGACTGCATCCAAACAGAATTTTACTGTGCGTGGAGCAGAGAATCTAAAGGCAGTTGGATCCCTCATAGGACACTGGAATATCACTAATATGGACTATTCAGAGGTCATGAATGATGATCATGATCATAGTGGTGACGTGTTTGTATTTCTAGATCCTCCATACAAAATCAAATCATATCTGTATGGCACAAACGCTGAATTGCACAAGGATTTTGACCATAAAATCTTCTATGATAACTGTCAGGTGTGTCCTCATAAGTGGATGATCACATATAATATTGACGAAGAGATTGAAGAGTGGTTTGATACATATAAGCAAGAATATTTCCAGTTAACATACGGCATGAAGCACAGAGGAAGTAAGAATCGTAATCAACAAGAGTTATTGATCAGAAATTACGAAGCAAAAGTTGCGTCTCCTCTAGAGGTCATGTATGCAGGATGAATTAGCAGATCTCTTACGTCAAAGTCTGGTTTCATTACCTGCTATTGAGATATTAGAGTCAAAACACAAGCTAATTCGGAAGGGTGATATCACTATCCGCAATGAGATGTGGAAGTGTAGAGGCATGAGAAAGTTGCACATCGAAAGAGCATCTCTAGGTGAGAAATTAAAGATTGTGCACTGTGTTTTCTACCCTATTCCTAAGTATCGCATCCCTATCTTTGGATGTGATATAATAGAAACACCAACACAAGTTACTGCTGCCATAGTTGACATATCACCTGTCACAGGTGTCGATTTAGGTGCTAAATTAGCACCAATTTCATCAAGATATACGTTTGATGACTGGCGAATGCTACCACTGTGGGCAGAGGATGTCTTCTCTCCTTTCTGTAAATTTGCTAGGTTAAAAACCCCTGAGGCAAGAGAGGATTTTCTAGGTGTAACTGGTGAATACCTCAAAGTAATGACTGATTGCATCAAAAATGCAGAGTATGATGATGACAATGGCACACTAGGAGAATGGGTGCCTATCATGCATAGGATAGATGACCAGTGTCACTACTGTAATTCACAAAGAAAGAATAAAAAGACGAAAGCGGTCTTATCACAGTGGTTTGATGAGGCATGGGCAGACAACTACATTAATGAAATTTTATTTGATAAACCAAATGTCCGCAGACTACAATCCCTTTGACTACGTTAACTCAATCAACCTAAAGAATGCAGATTATACCCAAGATGAGGGGTATATGAGACATTATCCTGCATTCATGGTCAACAAAGCACTGTCATATTTTATTGACACTATCATGCATTCCAATGAGATGAATCGCCTTGGTAGCACACTAGATAAGGACATGCAATATAACTTTTTTATACATAGTGTTAGGAAATCTAAAAGGTTTTCCCCTTGGGCAAAGAAGTCCACTCATCCAGATCTTGACCTAGTTAAAAAGTACTATAACTATTCTACGGAGAAGGCAGAGGCAGCACTGAAACTGCTAAACAAGGAAGAAATCCAAGTTATTAGGTCTAAATTGAATAGCGGAGGAATGAAATGAGTGATGAGATCTCTTGGTCTCCTAGCATGATGGTTGAGGTTACATTAAAAGAACCAGATGACTTCCTAAAAGTTAGAGAAACCCTTACTAGGATCGGTGTAGCTTCTCGTAAAGAGAAAAAACTATATCAATCGTGCCATATCCTTCATAAGAAGGGCAAGTATTACATAGTACACTTCAAAGAATTGTTTGCACTAGATGGTAAACCGTCAAACATGACTAAGAATGATGTACAGAGAAGACATCGTATCGCTAGACTGTTATCTGACTGGGGACTCATTGGAGTTGTCGCACCAGTGGATGATGTAGAGTTAGCACCCCTTAATCAGATCAAAGTTTTGTCATATAAGGACAAAGGGGAATGGTCTTTAGAGTCGAAATATAATATCGGAAAGAAAAAACAACCAGTGGAATCTCTAAGTAGCTAAATAGAGTACTTACACTTAGATTCATGGCTGAAACCTCTAAGCCAAACAAAGAAAAAAAGTTTGACTTACTGGATGAAGGTGTCGCCACTTTGGTGCGTCTTACTATCCTTGGGTGGTCCGCGGCTATCCTGACAATTAATTATTTACAGGTGCCAGGTCTAGCAAAGACCAATATCGATCCAACTTTTATAGCTTCAGTCTTCACAGGAACACTAGCTACTTTTGGCGTCGCCACGACCAAAAAGAATGATAACAATCAGAAGCCAGGTGCAGGTGCTAAGACCACATACACTGTGGAATACGTTGCCAAAAAAGAAAAGGAGTAAATTATGAGAAAAATTATTGACGGACTTGCTCTCTTCGCAGGTGTTGTTTCTCTTGCCATTGTAGGCACAGGTGGATATGCTTATCTACAAAGAGAAGCAATCAAAGAGAATGTAAAGTCTCGTGTTACAGGTGCTATTACGGAGTTATTGTCTGATGCACTTCCTGTTGCTATTGATGCAGAGGTGCCAAAGATTCCTAAGGCAACTGGACCTGCTATTCCTACCCTACCAGGAAGATGAATAGTCCTGTTAAATGGTTTGCGGGTGGTCTCGGTGCTTTGATTGGCATTGGACATATCGGTATGATTGGGATGATCTCTAAGCAAAACAACATACCTGTAATCCAACCACCTACAGGACCATATAGCTCATATGTTGTATCAGCATCCAAGGATGGATACAAAATGAGTTACACTGCTAACGATCCAAAGACGATGCACATCACTAAGGACATCACTAAGCCGAGTGGTTTCTTAGGATTTGGTAAATCCAAGCATCAGATTGTTGAGGAGTATGTAATGGATGGTAAGACTAACCAAGGTGGTGCAGTTTCCAACCATAGATCTTGGCAAGATGGGAGTGTAGCAGGTTTCTCGGCAAAAAAGCTCGACGACCGTGCGGTCGAATGCATCAAGTCGGAGGGCGGTGGAGCACAAACAGGTCGTGTGGTGGGAGCTAGTATGGGTGCTGCAGCAGCCCCTGTTGTTTCTGGTATACCATTTGTTGGACCTGTATTGGCGGGGTTGGTTGCGTTAGGCGGTGCCGACCAAGGTGCAAAGATTGGTGGTGAGATGGCAACATCATTTAGTGAGGCATGTCAAGAAGATGTCGATACCGAATCTACAGATTAGAGATGTAGGAGTAAGAAATATTCCTCAAATTTATACTCCTGAGTGGTTAAGGGAGGTGCCTACGGTTTTACCTAACCTGCACCCCATAACCTCACAGATTGGCACGCCAATTATTAATATACCTGGTTGTGTTACATATCATAAGGAGCAATCAAGCACTGGTAAGATACAGGATCAACTAAGACAAGACGATACTAGAGGCACCAGAGTCCTATGTGACTCAGGCACACCGTCTTTCACACCTATAGACTATGATGCTAGTAAAATACAGTATGAATACAAGGCACCTGTGCCTGTATATAAGGAGCCTCCTGTAGCAGAAGTGCCTCCTGCAGAGGTGCCTAAAAACATATCCAAACCAGAGACTGTACAGCAAGAATGTCCTACTGAGATCCAAGCAGCGAAGGAGCCAGTAGGCACAGTAATTGGTGATCAAAAGATTGTCGAGTATAAACTCATAAAAAATGGAGACACGGTTGAATGTGTCCCCATAAAGATCAAGGTATCTGTACCTGATCAGATTGTTGGTAATATTCCTACTGCAGGAGCAGTAATGGCTACAACATCCATTGCTGTAGTTGCAACAACCTCTGCTCTATTAGCAAAACCTTTAGCAGATTTACTACTAAAGGTTGTGAAACCTGCTGTTAAGAAGGTAATGAAAAAACTTACTTCTGGGAAGAATTCCCGATACTTATCTCTTTCAGAACGGAGGACGGATCGTTACCGTCTCCAGAGGGGTTTACCACCTTTGAAGAGGAAGAATTAATACTATGTGTATGTGGCACACCTTGGATAACCTTAGGTTGCACTACCACATCTTTGCATAGATTAAAGTAAGGACTCCAACTAGCGAAAGTAATACCATCCTGAGCTAACTGACCACATTTGGTGAGTCTGGTAAGCTCAAATTCTAATCTACGGTTAGCAAGGATTTGCTCACGCAATTCGTTGTGATTTTTTGCAGCTTCCTTACACAACTCTTGTGCTTTTCTATCTAGTGGCCACGAAATAGTGGCAGAGAAACCTGCATTCCAGTTGTAGTTATCTTTCTGACCTGTCCTGATCCTGCGATGGTAGAGAATTTCACCAGGTTTGTCTGGTATTCCATCTGGTATCGGGTTGCCACTGTCATCAAAGTCACCAACAAGGTCAAGCATGTTGTACACTGGATCATCATAGTGCGATTCATATGGAAAATTCCATGAAGTATTTCTTGTGACATATGGTGTGAAATTGGCGGTAGGTCCCTGACACACAATGCCATCACCATAACCATTTTGTATATACGGACCTTGTAAAACTTGAATTGCCTGGTTGGTCACTGAGCCAGAACTATTCGCGACTGGATTTGCTGTCGCAGACACACCACCTACTGTTTCAGCGTTAACAGGAGCAGCAAAGAGAGCTGCTATTACTGGGTAAAGATACTTGTGGTATCTGTTACGCTTTGAATTTTTGTTGTTCTTTCTATGATCGTGTGATTTTGAAGACCTGGTCCGTGATACGTCTCCATGAAACTGAAGTTTCCACCAGGTGTGGACTGTACCCATGTGGGTCTGTTGCTTGGGTCGAGATTCAATCCTGTCCATGTCGAATTAATACCATTACTAGATGTAGATGTTTGGGGAGCAGTGACACCTATGCTTGTTGAATTCTGGGGCGTAATAGCACTATTATCGCTAGGTTTTACGCCATGGCCTGACACACTATATGTATATCCTGTGGAATAATCCATCGAATTTATAATTTCTGTCACTTCAGAAGTAGTTTCTGTGTGGCTAGTCATCTGGCCTTGCTGAAAATTAGGTACTACAGGCACTGCCTGTGCAGCACTGCTACACAGTAACAATATGCCTATAGTAAACCTCTTTATCATCCTACTTGATTAGGATTTCGCTAGTGAATTGTCCAGTCGCAGATGTGCCTGCTCCTCCAGCCGTTAGACCCACCGTTGACGATGAATCAATAGTACCAGCTAGACTTCCTGCACTACCTGCAGCAGTACTTGTCTGGTTACTGAAGTTATGAACTTCTCCTACTGTTGGTGCACTACTACCTAGAGCATCACCTTGATAGAAGGTTTGAGAGAAGCTGAAACTTTCTCCTGCAGTTGCTTGGGTCGCTGACAACGAAGGGATCGCTCCAACGCCTGAGGAGATAGTAAGGGCACCGATAGAGCTCGTTGCACTACCACCCGAAGGTGTATATTGTGTGGTAACGTTGTTACCTGTGACAGCATATGAGCTACCGACTCTCTGTACATTTGTTGCAGCTGCATCCACAGTGAGTTGTACACTACTGGACAAGCGATGCGTAATATCCGCCTGTGCGGGTGCGGTCAACATAAACATTCCGAAAAGCACTGCTGAAATTTTTTTCATTTTATCCTCGCGAGGGATGTGCTAGCTCTATTTAGGCATTTTATTTTTAGACGGTTGTTACCAAATATTTCTTCGGGTATTACCCTATACAAAACGTAGTGATAGACGCTAAATATAGGTGATTGCCTTCGGGGATCACACAACAAAACTCGCTTTTAAAGGAGAATTATGACAGGACTAACAAAGTGGACATCTAAGGATGTCGATGCAATTTTTGATGCAGCAAATCGCTACAGTGTAGGGTTTGACGATCTATTTTATAGACTACATGCGTATGGAATTGGGTCTCCACAGACACAATACCCTCCATATAATATTGTAAAAGAGTCTGACACTACATGGAGAATCGAATTAGCACTAGCAGGTTGGGATCGAGACCAGATTGAAGTAGCTACAGAAACAAACGTGCTAACGATCAGATCCGTTGATAAGGATGACACAGACAAGCAAGAATACATCCATAGAGGTGTAGCAGCAAGGACATTTGCTAGAGGATTTAATCTAAGCGATGACGTAGAGGTAGGGGACGTGTCATTTAATAATGGATTACTCTCTGTGACACTAACAAAAATTGTCCCAGAGCATCAGAAGAGAAAGGTATTTAATATTCAGTAGACTGGGACTCTACCCACTCTGCATTCTGTTTACAGTATGCATGCACATCCATCTCCATTTTATAGTGGGCATGGGTGTGTATGATCTGAATGAGTCCTAGCATTCCTAGGACAATCAAATTGAATTGGGTCACTGGGTGCTTAAGCACCGACAACAATTTCATGGACATATACTGTGGTATACTATATACTACACAAGAAATGAGACTCTTAACACAGGAGTCTCTTTTTGTTTGGAGACACTGACTATGAACATGTATGTAAATCTGGCACCACCTCACTGCAAAGATCTAAGTATGTTGACTTTGGACGTGCCATCTGATAAACTAGATGAGGTGCTATCCCTATTGGAGAAAAACTATGAGCGTAAAGGTAGCAAGAATGGCAAACGGCGAGGACGTAATCGCTGATATCAAAGAGGTTAGAAACTCTGAGGGCGATGATGCTCGTGTTCTTGCATACGAATTTATTGATTCCTTTTCCATTCAACTGGAAATGAATGACCAAGAATTCTTGGTTGAAGAAGCAGGTAAAGAGAATCCACTTGGTAATATTCGTATGCGATTCTATCCATTCTTCCCTTTGACTGTTGGGTCTAATTTCATTTCACTTCAACACGTCGTAAGTATCGCTGATCCACATTGGGAAGTCCTCAAGCGATACGAAGAGGCATTGCAAACCATTAAAAAGTCACGAAAAGATGATGTTAAAGTTGATTATTCTGAAATACCACCCTCAGGTCTCGTTATTGGGTGACCTAGTAGAGATGGATGAAGAGCCTAGTTTCCTTATCCAAAACTGCCATGAAGTAACAGAGGAAGGACTTAAAAAGTTTCCATACTACAGTGATCAAGAAGACCTATTCATCGAGAGTACTGATGTATTAACTGTGGTGGATCCCTCGGCAAAGGTTGCCAAACAATATCTAGTGATGCTAGAATCCAAAGAGAAGAAAGGCAAGAATGAGTGATTTTTATACTAACGTAATCATCTTTGGTGACACTGCGTTGGTAAGGGGATATCGTAACGGTGAGCGTGTGCAATACCGTGAGAAGACATCCCCTTCTCTTTATTTGGTGCCTGCAAATCAATCAAAGACCTCCAAGTATAAGACTCTGGATGGCAGGTATGCACATAAGAAAAAGTTTGATGGTGTCCGTGAGGCACGAGACTTCCTGCAGAAGTATTCCGACGTAGAAGGAATGGAAGTGCATGGGTATGAGCGATTTGTTTTCCAACACATCGCCCAGAAACACCCTACTCGTGTCCACTATGACATGAATTTGATGAGTATATGGACAATCGATATTGAGGTTGCATGTGAGAATGGATTCCCTGATGTAGAAGCATGTCAGGAGGATATGTTGTGCATCACCATGAAGAATATGATGACCAAGAAGATCATCACATGGGGCACGAGAGAGTATGATCCTCCCAAGGATGTGGAGTATCGTGTCTTCAATACTGAGCATGAAATGCTGCAGGATTTCCACAAGCATTGGGTGCATGACACCCCTGATATCATCACAGGGTGGAATAATAACTTCTATGACATGCCTTATATCTGTCGTAGGATTGAGAAGATCCTAGGAGAGAAGTGGATGAAGAGTCTCTCACCTTGGAATGTAGTAAAAGATCGCACCATAAATGTGCAAGGCCGAGCAAATATTGTTTACGATATTCTAGGTGTCACTATCCTTGACTACCTTGATCTATACAAGAAGTTTACCTATTCCGCACAAGAATCCTACAGTCTAGAGCATATCTCTACTGTTGAATTGGGTGAGCACAAACTTGACCATAGCATGTATGAAAACTTTAAAGACTTCTATACATCTGACTGGCAGAAGTTTGTAGACTACAACATCCATGACGTGCAACTGGTTGATCAACTAGAAGGCAAGATGAAACTTGTTGAGTTGGCAGTCACTATGGCATACGATGCCAAGGTAAACATTGATGATGTGTTTTCACAGGTAAAGATGTGGGATACTCTCATCTATAATGATTTGTATCAGAAGAATATTGTTGTGCCCCCTAAGCAGACATCCGAGAAAGATGACAAGTATGCGGGTGCATATGTCAAAGAGCCTGTGCCTGGTGTTTATGACTGGGTATGTAGTTTTGACTTGAATTCTCTGTATCCACACCTTATAATGCAGTATAACATCTCTCCTGAGACGCTTGTCGATGAGAGACATCCTAGAGTTTCTGTGGACAAGATCCTCGATGAAGAATTTACTGCTCATCCTGATTACGCTGTCTGTGCTAATGGTGCTCAGTATCGTAAGGATATACATGGATTTCTTCCTGAGATGATGCAACGCATCTACGATGAAAGAAAGATCTTCAAGAAGAAAATGCTCGCTGCCAAGCAGGAGTTTGAGAAGACTGGTGATCCTAAACTAAAGAATGATATCTCCACCTTCAACAACATCCAAATGGCAAGGAAGATTCAACTCAATAGTGCCTATGGTGCTATTGGTAATCAATACTTCCGCTATTATAACTTGGCAAATGCTGAGGCAATCACTCTATCTGGTCAGGTCTCTATCCGATGGATTGAAAATAAGATAAACAAATTTCTTAATAAACTATTAGAGACAGACAACAAAGATTATGTTATTGCTTCTGATACCGATTCCATTTATTTGCATATGGATCCTCTGGTTAAAAAGATATTCAAGGGCAGAGAGGAGAGCGATCAAAGCGTATTGCGGTTCCTTGCGAAGGTGTGTGATGTGGAATTTGAAAAGTATATACAGAATTCTTATCAAGAATTGGCAACCTATGTAAATGCCTACGAGCAGAAGATGTTTATGAAGCGAGAAAACATCGCTAATCGTGGTGTCTGGACTGCTAAGAAAAGATATATTCTAAACGTATGGGACAGTGAGGGTGTCAGATACAATGAGCCTTCACTAAAGATCATGGGTATTGAGGCAGTCAAATCCTCCACCCCATCATCATGTCGTGGAGCACTCCGTGACGTCCTAAAACTCATGATGAATACTGATGAGAGGAAGGTGCAGCAGTTTGTCAAAGATTTTGAGAAAAAGTTTAAGTCACTACCTACAGATGAGATTGCATTTCCACGGTCATGCAACAATCTCAAGAAGTATCACCACCCTAAGGAGTTGTATGGAGCACATTGCCCCATTCACGTCCGAGGTGTGCTACTATATAATAACTCTATCAAAGAAAAGAATCTTACCCACAAGTATCCCTTGATTCAAGAGGGAGAAAAGATCAAGTATGTCTTCCTAAAGACACCTAATAAACTTGGTCGTCATGGGTCTAAGGGTGACTTCCAAAATGTCATCTCTTTCTTTAGGACACTCCCCTCTGAGTTTAAACTAGAGGAATACATTGATTATGATATGCAATTTTCTAAAGCATTTCTTGATCCACTCACCGTGATTCTTGATCAGATCGGATGGTCTGCCAAGAAACGTGCCACACTAGAAGCCATGTTTGGTTAATTATGACAAGTAGTTTTTTCACTGAAATTGTAAAGGAGATTGACAATGAGTATGCAACGGTTGCCTCTGAAGGCATCGCTGCAGGTGACATTGATCAATATGTAGATACTGGATCTTATATTCTTAACGCTCTGTTGAGTGGTAGTATCTATGGTGGTCTGCCTTCTAATAAGATCACAGCACTAGCAGGTGAGAGTAGCACAGGTAAGACATTCTATGCCTTGTCTGTTGTCCGTCACTTTCTAAACACTGACCCTGATGCAGGTGTCATTTATTTTGAGTCAGAGTCTGCTATTTCTAAACAGATGATTGAGGAGAGAGGCATTGATTCTAAACGTATGATCATTGTGCCTGTCACCACCGTGCAGGAATTCCGCACACAGGCAGTTAAGATTGTTGATAAATACTTAACTCAGAAGGAATCAGATCGCAAACCGTTGATGTTTGTGTTGGATTCATTGGGCAATCTCTCCACCTCTAAGGAGATGGAAGATACTGCAGCAGGTAAAGACACACGAGATATGACTAGAGCACAAGTCCTTAAAGGTGCCTTTAGGGTCTTGACTTTGAAACTAGGTCTTGCTAATGTACCTATGATCGTAACTAATCATACCTATGATGTTGTCGGTAGTTATGTGCCCACAAAAGAAATGGGTGGCGGTAGTGGTCTTAAGTATTCTGCTTCCACTATCGTATATCTTTCCAAGAAGAAAGAGAAAGATGGCACAGATGTTGTCGGTAATATTATCAAGGTCAAGGCAGTCAAGTCTCGACTTACAAAAGAAAATTCACAAGTAGAGACGAGGTTATTCTATGACGAACGCGGACTGGACAAGTATTATGGGTTACTGGAATTGGGTGAGAAGTATGGAGTCTTCCAACGGATCGGGAATCGGTATCGTATTGGTGAATCTTCTGTTTATCCTAAGTCTATTCTCGCTTCGCCCGAGAAATACTTCACAGAAGAAGTAATGCATGAATTGGACGAAGCCGCTAAGAAAGAATTCTGTTATGGCGAGTGATCTAAAGGATTTTATCCGTGTATATGATGGTGTCTTAGACCCTAACTTGTGCAACAATGCTATCAAGTTGTTTGATGAGACACCTGATGCACAGGATCGTTGGGATAACCAACATAAACCTCAGTTTACACAAATGAATATCACGATGCTATCTGAGCAGCAACGTGATCCTAAGTGGGGTGTAATCCACAATAGTATTATTGCTTCAATACAAACAGTATCTGAATATTATATGAAAGATACAGGGTGCTCACCATTCTGGCCACCTAAGAATAGTATTGAGCAGATCCGTATGAAAAAGTATACGGCAGAGTCAGGAGATAGGTTTGATCTCCACATTGATGTTGGTGACTATGCTACAGCACGTCGCTTTCTTGTTATGTTTTTCTATCTTAATGATGTAGAGGAGGGAGGAGAGACATCTTTCCCTGCTATTGAATTAGATATCAAACCAAAGCAAGGTAGTGTGCTATGCTTTCCACCAGTATGGATGTATCCTCACCTAGGTAAGCAACCAATCAGCAATGACAAATACATTGTTGGCACATATCTACACTATCAATAATGCCAGGTATAGAAGAAATTGTTATTAGTAATCTGATCTGCAATCCAGATTACATGAGAAAGGTTTTACCTTTCGTGAAAGAAGAATACTTTGATGACCTATCACAAAAGGTAGTCTTCAAAGAGATATCTGAATTTGTTAATGAGTATGATAACCTTCCAGAGCCTAATGCTATTGCTCTTGAGGTAGAGAAACGTAAAGATTTAACAGAGGATGCTGTCAATAGAGTTTTAGAAATACTTAGAGGACTAGATAGGACGGAGTATAATGAAGAGTGGTTGCTAGACACTACTGAGAAGTGGTG